CAGAGCTTCTATTCCATTATCAAAATGGAATGCACAGTACATGCAAAATCCTACAGGAGAAGAAGGCGCTTTGATTAAAAGAGAATGGTGGCAAAACTGGGAGGGAGATTTACCTGCACTACAACATGTTATTCAATCTTATGATACAGCATTTATGAAAAAAGAATCTGCAGACTACAGTGCGATAACGACATGGGGAGTATTTGAACCTAGTGAAGATTCAGGACCTTGTTTGATGTTAGTGGATGCAGTCAAGGGAAGATACGAGTTTCCAGAACTAAGACGTATTGCACTCGATCAATACGGATACTGGCAACCGGAAACAGTGATTGTAGAGAGCAAAGCATCAGGGCTTCCTCTTACTTACGAATTACGTAAAGCAGGTATCCCAGTAATTAATTTTACACCTAGTCGTGGAAACGATAAGCATACAAGAGTTAATTCTGTATCACCTTTATTTGAGTCTGGTAGAATATATGCACCTGCAGATATGGAATTTGCACAAGAAGTTATTGAAGAATGTGCAGCGTTTCCTTATGGAGATCATGATGATTTAGTAGATTCAATGACTCAGGCGGTGATGAGATTCAGACAAGGTGGTCTAATTCATCATCCTGAAGATTATGAAGATGAACCTTTACAACAGGCTCCAAAAGTGTATTATTAGCCATTATGGCAATAGACGAAAACGATCCAAGATTAAAAGACATGCTCAGAGCTATTGAGCTAGGTGATCTACCTGAAGATTTACCACCTGACCCTGAGGACTATGATGATATGGGTGGTATTAAATCTTTAGACAGAGGTGCACCATCAATTAAAATGGCATCAGAGCCAGAAGATGAATTCGAATTAGAATTAGGAACTGTCATAAAAGAATACTTTGATTTAAAAGAACAAGGTTTAATTAGAGATATTTCTATAGAAGAATATATTGATAAGTACTTATCTAAAAAAAGAAAATCACCTAATAAGATGATGGCTTCTATGGAAGAAAATGAAAAAGAATTTATGAGACTTGTAGAAGAGTTCATGGAACAAGGTTTTAATCAACAACAAGCAATAGAAGCAGCTAGAGATACACTTGAAAGAAAATCTGTAGCTATGGGTGGACCTATGAGAATGGGTTATGCTGATGGTATGAAAGATCCAAAAGGAAATAATCCAGAAGACTTACCTAGAGGTTTAAAAATGGATACTACAACTTATCCACTAGGACAAGATCCACGATTTAATGATAAATTAATTAATAGACCAGATACTAAAGGTATGACAATTTTAAAACTTAAAGAATTAATTGAGAAAAGAAAAAAAGAAAAGAAAAAACTAGCTATGGGCGGTATCGCAGGAGTCCTGTAGTGCCTGATCAAGCTCCACCTAAAAAACCTAAAAGATTTAAACCAATGTTAGACATGCTTAACACGGAAGCAGCTGTTAACACTTTAGCTCCAAAAACTTTTGTTGACTTAGTTGGTATGTTTTCACAAAAAGCATATGAAAATGGAGAACTAAGTGTAGATGAATATCTAGATATTGTTAAACCATTATTTGGTGAAACAGGAGAAAAGGTAACTAATAGAATAAAAGAGTATGAAGATGAACTTGAGAGATATGCAACTGGTGGCAGAGTTAATTTCTTAGAAGGTGGAGACACTGCATATAATAAAATGGTTACAGAAGCTTATATTAAAGCCGGAGGCCTTGAAGCAACTGGCATGGATATAGATAAATTTGCAGAAATGTATTTTAAAAAATTTGCTGATGGTGGACGTGTTGATTTATTTTTAGGTGGTAATCTTGGAGGAGGTTATTCTGAATCAAGAAAAGACTCTGGAGGAAAACAAACCAATGTTAGTTTTGGAGGAGGAGGTGACGGAGGAAATAATAATCCACCACCTAAACCTAAAACAAGTGTTCTTGATAAAATTAAAGCTATGGGAACAGTTCCTTTAAATCTTATTGGTGGATTGTTTGGAAATCCTTTTGATCCAACAAAACCAACTCAAGTAATTAATACAAAAGCACAAATGGATTACTTAAATTATTTAGCAAATCAAAAAAATGAAGATACAGGAACATTGAGTTATGGTGATTATGGAACTCAATTTAATCTAAGTGATTTAAAAGATCCAATTGCTTTTTCGACTGCTATGACAATGGGTGGTACTGGTTTTAAAAAAGCAGACACCGGAGATTTTACATATAGTGGTGGCACTTATGATTTTGATGGAGCTGTTCCTTTTATTGATTCAGGGGGATTAATGGGATTGGCATATAGAGGTGGAGAATATTTAGGTGATAAATTTAATCCGGTAAAATTAGCCGATGGTGGAAGAGCACAATTTGGTATAGGCTCCCTGGATCCTGATGCAGAATTTAATGAAAGAGTAAGAGAACTTATGGACGATGGTTATGAATTTGGTCAGGCAGTTAAAAAAGCTATGGAGGAAACAAGAAAAGACCAAGGAGATGGCACAATGCCTAAATCTGAAAAATGGATGAGAGATTATTTCTTCAGTGGTAAAGGTGGTTATGATGATAGAATGTCATATAAAGAATTTGCCTTAGGACCAGGACAAGAATTATTTAAAAGATTTGGTAATGACTAAAAGGCTTACCAGAACAATTCCTCCGGAATCAGGGCCCATGCCTCAGGGGTTGAATATTAACTATAATGGTGTTAAACAGATAAAACTTACGGAGAAAAAATATAATGGCAGATATAGACAAAGCACTTCCAAACGAAGTCAGAAAAACAGTTAATGTTCCTGGTGAAGAAGAAATTCAAGAAGAGATAATTGAAGAAGTTCAAGCAGTTCAAGAATCACCTGACGACGTTGAAGTTTCAGAAAACGAAGATGGATCAGTAGATATAAATCTTGATCCTGCTGCAGCATCACCTGAAGGTGGTGATGAACATTATGCAAACTTAGCAGAATTTTTACCTGATGATGTACTTGGAAGATTAGCATCAGATTTATCTAGTAAGTATCAAGACTATACTTCTTCAAGAAAAGATTGGGCACAAACTTATACACAAGGTTTAGACCTTTTAGGTTTTAAATATAATAATAGAACAGAACCTTTTTCAGGAGCTAGTGGTGCAACACACCCAGTACTAGCAGAAGCAGTAACACAGTTTCAAGCATTAGCTTATAAAGAATTACTTCCGGCAGATGGACCAGTTAGAACACAAACTATAGGTGTACCAACTCCAGAAAAAACTCAACAAGCAACTAGAGTAAAAGATTTCATGAACTACGAGTTGATGGAAAAAATGAAAGAGTATGAACCAGATTTTGATCAGTTATTATTTAACTTACCATTAGCAGGTTCTGCTTTTAAAAAAGTCTACTATGACGATATGGAACAAAGAGCAGTTTCTAAATTTGTTCCTGCAGATGATTTAATTGTTCCGTACACAGCTACCTCATTAGATGATGCGGAAGCAATTATTCATCGTGTAAAAATTTCTGAAAACGATTTAAGAAAACAACAGGTTGGTGGATTCTATAAAGATATAGAAATAGGAAAACCTGGAGACAAAGAAACTGAAATTGAAAAAAAAGAAAGAGAACTTGAAGGAGTAACAAGAACTGCAAACGAAGATGTTTATACATTATTAGAGTGTCATATTGATTTAGACTTAGAAGGATTTGAAGATGTAAATCAAGAGACTGGTGAGCCATCAGGAATTAAAGTCCCATACATTGTAACACTTGAAGAAAATTCACGTGAAGTTTTATCTATTAGAAGAAACTATGAAATAGGTGATGCATTAAAAAATAAAATTAATTATTTTGTACACTTTAAATTTTTACCAGGTTTAGGTTTTTATGGTTTTGGTTTAATTCACATGATTGGTGGATTATCAAGAACTGCAACTTCTGCATTAAGACAATTATTAGATGCAGGAACTTTATCTAATTTACCTGCAGGATTTAAAATGCGTGGTATTAGAATTAGAGATGATGCACAATCAATTCAACCAGGTGAGTTTAGAGATGTAGATGCACCAGGTGGAAATTTAAGAGATTCATTTATGATGTTACCATTTAAAGAACCATCAGCTACATTATTAAACTTAATGGGTATTGTAGTTAATGCTGGTCAAAGGTTTGCATCGATTGCAGATTTACAAGTTGGTGATGGCAATCAACAAGCAGCAGTTGGAACAACAGTTGCTCTTCTTGAAAGAGGAAGTAGAACTATGTCTGCTATTCACAAAAGAATTTACTCTGCTCTTAAACAAGAATTTAAATTACTAGCTAGAGTATTCAAGTTATATCTACCACCGGAATATCCGTATGATGTAGTTGGGGGTCAAAGAATGATTAAACAAACTGACTTTGATGATAGAGTAGATATATTGCCAGTTGCGGATCCCAACATCTTTTCACAAACTCAGCGTATTTCCCTCGCGCAAACTGAGTTGCAACTGGCATCATCTAATCCACAAATGCATAATCTATATGCAGCCTATAGAAATATGTATGAAGCATTAGGTGTAAAAAATATTGATCAAGTTTTAATTAAACCAATGCAACCTATGCCAAAAGATCCGGCGTTAGAACACATTGATGCGTTAGCTGGTAAACAATTTCAAGCTTTTCCTGGTCAAGATCACAGAGCTCACATTACAGCTCACTTAAATTTCATGGCAACTAACATTGCTAGAAACAATCCAATGATTATGGCAAGTTTAGAGAAAAATATTTTTGAACATATTAGTTTAATGTCTCAAGAACAGATTGAATTAGAGTTCCAACAAGAATTACCACAACTTGCACAGATGCAACAAATGGCACAACAGAACCCTGCGCTACAACAACAGGTTCAAATGCTTACTCAGAAGATTGAAGGAAGAAAAGCAGTGTTAATTGCAGAGATGATGGAAGAATTTATGAAGGAAGAAAAGGAAATTACTTCACAATTCGACAATGATCCTATTGCAAAACTAAGATCAAGAGAATTAGACCTTAGAGCAATGGAAAATCAACGTAGAAAAGAACAAGATCAAGAGAGAATTAACCTTGATAAGATGAAAGCAATGATGAATCAGTCAAATCAAGAAGAAAAACTTGAACAAAACGAAGATTTAGCAAATTTAAGAGCTGATACATCAATTCAAAAAACTGTTTTGAGTAAAACTTTACCCAATGCAAAAGATATGATGCCAAATGTCGAAATTATTCGTAGTGGAAACGAATAAGAATGACAAAATACTAAAAAAAGGTTACTATAAACCAACTAAGGAGAAAAATTATGGAAAAATTAGATAAAATTGTTGAGATCAAGTCAGAAGACAAGATGAATCTTGAAATTGACCCAAGATCTAAGACAACAGCTGATGGTGCTTTCAACTACATCTCAAAAGGTGAAGAAGTTGAAGTAAGAGGCACTAAAAGAATGCTGAAAGAGAAGTCTAAAAAAGCTAGATGGATCTAACATGTGGTTTCAGGCAATTAAATTAGCCGTTTCTGCTGGAAGTAAGATATACGCTAACAAACAAAAAGCAAAAGTGGCAATGTCAGACGCACAATTGCTACATGCAGAGCGTCAAGCTCGAGGTGAGGAAGCTTACCAAGGTAAATTACTAGAAGCAAGACAATCAGATTATAAGGACGAGGCGGTTCTCATAATATTGACACTTCCAATTCTGGTCTTGGCGTATGGAGTCTTTTCTGACGACGTACAAGCTATGGACAAAATAAAAGTTTTCTTTGAGCATTTCCAGTCGCTCCCGACCTGGTTTACAAATTTATGGATCCTTGTCGTGGCGAGTATTTATGGTATAAAGGGAACACAAATATTTAGAGGAGGAAAAAAATAATGAGCAATCCAAGATTTCAACCCAATAGAAGAAGTTATTTTCTAAAAGGTGGTCAAGCTAAACTTGATGCAAATAAAGACGGAAAAATTTCCGCAGAAGATTTTAAATTATTAAAATCAAAAAAGAAAAAAACTAAAAAACAAAAACCATCAATGATGATGATGGCTATGAAGGGTAAAAAATAATAATGGCCAAACTCTGTGCAAAAGGAAAAGCTGCAGCAAAAAGAAAGTTTAAGGTATATCCTTCAGCTTATGCAAACATGTATGCTTCAGGAGTTTGCTCAGGTAAAATAACACCAGGTGGTAAAAAAGGCAGTCGTAAAAAAGCTGCAGGTGGTGGTTTGATGGCTGGCATGGCTAGAAAAAAGAGATTAAGTTGTGCGTAGAAATTTTGCAGAAGGTGGTTTAAGAAAATGGGTATCGGAGAAATGGGTAGACATTGGAGCACCGAAGAAAGACGGCAAATATCAACCTTGCGGAAGAAGCAAAGGGAGCAAGAGAAAATATCCGAAGTGCGTTCCACTTGCAAAAGCCACACGGATGACAAAGTCGCAAAAGGCGAGTGCTGTCAAACGAAAAAGAGCTGCAGGTAACCCGGGCGGTAAACCAACTAACGTTGCAACATTTACAAAAAGAAATAAAAAAGCTATGGGTGGATATACTGGACCAGCAATTAATTCTAATTATGGTGGAGTAACTTTAAATAATCCATCTTATGGAAAATATTACAAAGGTATGATTTAATGAATTTAGAAAAAGATTTACAAAAATTAAGAAAAGAAAAAGCATTAAAAGAATCTGCTATTGCACAACTTAGAAAAAGAAGTAGAGACTCTGTTGCAAGACCAAAAGCAGAAAAAAATATTTTATCAACAGATCCAAGGATGCAAAAAATTTAATGAGAAGACAAGATAAACAACCACCTAAAACTAAAAAATATTTTAGAAAAACTGAATCTGGTGCAGGTATGACTAAAGCAGGTGTTGCTAGATACCGAAGAGAAAACCCAGGTTCTAAATTAAAAACAGCCGTGACTGGTAAAGTGAAACCGGGATCAAAAGCTGCAAACCGTAGAAAGTCATACTGTGCAAGAAGTGCAGGACAAATGAAAAAATTTCCTAAGGCTGCAAAAGATCCTAATTCTAGACTACGTCAGGCTAGAAGAAGGTGGAAGTGTTAGATAAAATAGTTTATAGATTTTTTGGTTTTTTAGATGATGCTATTTCATTTGTTGAAACAGGTGTTATAAAAATAACTGAATGGTGTTGGAATTCAAGAGTTAATTTATTAAATAAAAGGAGAAAGAAACATGCAAAACGAAGAATTAATAATATTAAATAAACTACAAAAATTCTTAAAAGAGTCTTATGTAAGTATTGGTGATAACATGATTGGTGGTGGTATTGACAATATGGAAAAATACAAGTATATGATGGGACAGGCACACGCCTATTTAAGAATATCACAGGAGATATCAGCCCTGCTAAACCCTAAGAAGGAGAAAAAAAATGATACTGAAAGACCAGAAAACGTCGTCGACTTCGGAA